CCAGAAGCAGAACCTGCACCTGTAACTGTGTAGTGAGTAGTTAATGTCTTAACTGTTTCAGTTGCTGTTGCATCTCTAATAATAACTTGAATATCTGCGTCTGCAAAAACTTTAAAGGTATAGTTAAAGGTATCTAAAGTACCATTACCAGAATAGGAATTTTTTACTGTTGTCGATGATATTGTCATATGTTAAAAACCTTTAAACATTGATGATGGTTTAGTCAATAAATATTCTTGATTATACTCTTTTTTCATTCTTTTTTCTACTCTTTTTAATGCTCCTGGAGACATTGTTTCCATCATATTAAAACCTATTAAGTAATCATAAACTGTTTTAATATAAAATAAATTTAAAAAAGGTATGTTGCTACTTACTGCTCTATAAGCAGCTTTACCAGCATTTCCACCTTCACCTCTAACACCATAATTTATAGCTAACAATACATCTGCTACAGTTGTTGCACCTGGTCCAGCAAGACCAGCAATAATTGTTGCTCCATCTCTTTGCTCTTTAAATAAAACATCTCCATATAAACCAAGACCACCACCTTGTAATAAAGCTGCCATAACTGTGTTCCATTTACTAGGATCTCTTGGTTCTCTTCCTTTTAAAAGATCTTTTGCAGACATTGAAGCATAACCTAATAAACCAGTTGTAACTATTGTTGCTGCCATTCCTCTTACACCTCTACCAACGTCTTGATTTGGTCCAGCTTTCATATAAGCTATATCTCTACCTATTACCTTATTAAATATTGCAATAGGAAATCCTTTAAATTGTCCAAGGAATCTAAATGCTTCACCAATAGGAGTACCAGCTAAAGTTCCTTGTGTCATTATTCCTTTAATTCTAGCATCTGGTTGAATTACAGCAAATAAAGTTCTATCCAACATCATACCAGAAACTGAATATTTAAATTTTTGTTTTTCTATTTGAGCTTCTCTTGCACTTAAATTATCTATACCTGTAATTGCTTTTATATCTGCATCAGAAATTTGATCTAATAAACCAACATTAATAAACTCCATACCATCATCAGCTTTTTCCATTGCTGTTTTTCTAATGACATCCCATTTAGTAGAGTCTATATTATATTTTGTAAATAATAATTTTAGTTGTTTATTTAATTTATCATAAGGTAATTTTTTTTGTCTTGCATAATAATTAGCCATACCTAACATAGCATTTTCTTTTAGAGTATTGGTCCACCAAGTTAGTAAATTAAATTTAAAGAATGTTCTTTGAACTTCTGTTGCTCTTCTACTTAAATTATCTCCTACTTGATTTCTTCCAGCAATATCATGTATCGTTCCATCAAGCATTAAACCTAACATTTCTGCTATTTCTTTTTTTTGTTTAGAATTTTTTACTCTAGCTAAAGCACCAAAGGCTTCTCCAATCCCACCAAGTAAAGTTTTACCACCTTGATCTTTCATTTCAGATCCATAGATTCCTAAATCAGTTGCTGCAGATATAGCTGCTCCACCTAGTTTTGATACGTTTCCAACTAATCTTCCTATTGCTCCATACTTTGCTAATGTAAAATTTTCTACAGTATTTAATGATCCATCAACTACATTCCAGTATTTCTGAAAAGTAGTAAAGTTAGCAATTTTTTGTCTATCTCTTCCTTGCATACTTTTATAAACTGCTTCTCTAATGCTTTCAAAATTTTTTTTAGGATTAGTTCCTAGTCTATCTATCATTCCAATATTTCTTCCTGCTGTCATTAAACCAGAAATAAATGTTTCTTGAAGGTTACCATTGCCAAATTTTTCATGATAAGTAAACCAATCTGAAGCAGATTTAAAATGTAAAACTCTTTTACCACCAGATGCTTTTGCTACATTTCTTGAGCCAAATACATTTACACCATCAGCTATTTGTATTTTATTTCCAACCAAAGAATTATAAACTTCTGCCATAAATTCATCTATATTATCTACAGTGTCAAAAGTTCTTTGATCTAAAAATGGTTCTACAAAATTTCTCCAGGCTTTATAATTTTTATTATAATTTATATCTGTACCTTTCATATTTACGTCTGCTTTTAAATCATCTAATTTCATACCTAAAGTTTCAGCAGCATTTCTAATATTAAAATGATCATGATTATGTTTAACAACCCAACCCCAAAGTTTAGGTATATTAGCTCCTCTATCATTTAACATTGTTCTTATTGCTTCAGAATGTTCTTCTAATAGTATTCCTAATTTTTTTATATCTGGATCAGTTTCTGTAATAGGTGGTTTAATACCTGCTCTTTTTTCCATAGCTGTTTGTTCAACACCAGCTTCTTCCATAACTTTTGCTATTCTTTTTTGTGTTGGAATATCTGCGTCAGTAAATAATTTATCTAATCCTGCAGCTCTAATTTTTTGTTTAAAAGAATTAATTAAATTTGCTTGCACAGTGTCTTGTATGTTAGCTACAGAATTTCTAGCACCAGCTCTTATTTCATTTGATCCAACTAACAATGCTAACAAACCTTCTTGCTCAACACCCTTATAATTATCTACAACAAATTCTATTTCTTTTCTAACTATAATCTCATCATTTAAAGCATTAGTTCTATCTATTACTTTTTGTGCTTTTATTTTTGATGCTGCGTCTTTAGCTATTTCATCTACATTTATTTTATCTATACGAGTAAGCCTTCTTTCTGCCATAGCTTGCTTGACACTATTCATGATCTCTTCTTTTTTAACATTAGTAAAAGAAGAATCTCTTAATAAATTTTTTAATCTAGTTTCGCATACATTTTTAGCCATGATTATCTCCCATTAAGACAATTGATATGATCTGCAAGAGTATCTTCTAAATCTTTTGATCTAGTTTTTACTGCATTTAAATCATCTGTTGTTGATTGAACTGTTGGTTCTCCTGGTTTTGCAGGAACATCTAGATCTATATCCAAACCACGTTCAGTTTGTTTATTTCTTAAATCTAATAATCTTTTTTCTATAACAGGAGTTTCTGCTTCTAGTGCATCTGAATCTTTATTTATAATTTTGTTTTTAAAATTTTGCAATTCTAACTCATCTTGAGTTAATTTTTTAATACTTTCAACTTTAGATGTAGGTGCATCTGCATTTCCATCTCTAAGAGTTGCGTCAGCATTAGCAACACCAGTTACATCAACAGGATTATCACTCATAACATCACCTATACCTTTTTTTAATAATAGCTCTCTAGTTCTAGGATCTGTTTTTTCTAACTTCATCATGATCTCGCTATTTTCTGGGTAATATTGTTTGTATAAATTTAACTCTGGTTCTCCACCAGTACCAGCATCTAAATTTTTTTTATTTTTAATTAGTTGTTCTTGAAATTTTTTAGCAGTTCTAAAATCTTTTAATTTACCAGCACCTACATGAAGTCCAGTTCCAAGAATTGTTCCAAATCCAATGTTCATAAAACTATCTACTAAACCATAATCTGCTTGTACTCTTTGAGCAGAACTATAAACAATAGGCTCAACAATTGCTGCACCAAAAGATCCTTCAACAGCACCCTTTGCTACTCTTGCTGTTCTTAAACTTGTTCTAGCTGCTATTGCAGCAAATCTTGCTTGACCAAAAACAGGAATAAAAGATGCTCCAATGTTTATAGGATCAAGAAAACTACCACCAATACCTACTGCTAATTTAGCAGCACCAACATAAAAACCACCAGAGAAAGGATTCCATGATCCTTCTGGTCCACGTTGCATTATACTTTGTCTTTCATTTTCTTCTTTTTTTTGAGCAACCCTAATATCAACAACAGATTGATACTCATCATTTTCAAAGTATACACCTACGTCTGCATATTCTTTATTTAATACATCTTTATTAATTGGTAATGCACCTTCAGCTATAGATTGATTTTTAGCATCCGACATTTGATAGTCTTTATATAATCTGTATGCTGGATTAAAATTTATAGTTTCTTCGTAAGTAGCACCAAGAGATTCAGCAAGAGTTGTTTTATATTGATCGTAACCAGATTCTTGAGCTGTTTCATTTACGTTTAAACCAAATGTAAAATTTGCCATGTTATTTTAATATTTTATTAACATAATCTTGAGTTTCTTTTGGTAAGTTTTTAAATTTACCACCTTTTTTTAACCATTTTTTGGTATTTCCTGCACCCCAATTATAAGCAATTAATGCGTCTCTTTCATTTCCAAAATATTTTTTTAAACCTTTATAATATGCTGCTCCATATGTTACATTTTTTTCTGGATCAGATAATTCTTCATAACTTAAATTATAATTAACACCAAAGCCTGTATCTTTTTCTGCTGTGTTTTTCATAATTTGCATTAAACCTCTTGCTCCAACTGGAGAATCTGGAGTTGCAGCATTACCAGAACTTTCTGCCATTATTATTTTTTCTATAATAGGATCTTCTTTAATTATTTTTTTTATAGTTTCATTTTGTCTCCAACTGGTATCCATTTCTGATGCTGATGCATCACCAATTATACCAAAGTCTGTTTTTTTTATTTTATCAACAGTATTTGTAATTGTTTCTGAAGTAATAGTTTCTCCAAAAACACCTTCTGGAATTTCATTTGTTCTTTTACCTTTAGTAAAATCTTCTTTAAATCCTGCATCATTCATACTTTGTTGATAATCAAAATATCCTCTTGCTTGTTGTTTTTTAGATTGAATATCTAAATCAATTTCAACATCAGTTCCAGGTACAGTATTTTCATTGTAATCTTTTGGAATATATAACTCTTCTCCATTTTCATTTACAGGTATAGCAAAACTATCTCCAGCTAAAACAATACCATAAACAAAACCTGTTCCATCAGCAGTGTTTCTCCATTCACCATGTTCTCTCATTTGAAATTCCATTTTCTCCGTAAGTTCAGAAGTTTTAACATCAGTTCTTTTAGATTTAAAAGCAACAGCTTTAAATTCTGGTAAGTAATCACTTTTTATAACATCTAACATTTGTATTATTTTTTCTCTTTTATATTTACTTACAGGTTTTCCTGTTATTGAATCTTTATAAGATAAATCAAAATAATAAGTATCTTCTACTTCAAAATTTTTAGTAAACATTAATGCTGCGTTTTTTGTAGCTTCTTTAAATGTTTTTGAATCACCAGCATAAAATTCATTAGCTGCATATATTGATAAAAAGTCTACAATACCTTCCATTGTTGGGGAAACTTCACCAGTATCAGACATAACATTTCTTCTAATTACATTTTCAAGATCTTTAAAATCTGAATCTTGTCTAATAGCTTCTCTCATGTTTGTAAATTTTTCACCTTCTCCACCCATGTCATTTACATAATTTTTTAATGCTTCTATTTTTTCTGGTTGATCAAGACTTAAAATTTTCTTTGCTTCTCCTGGTGTTGCAAATCCAGAACTTAAAAATTTTGCAGCTTGAGGTAATCCTGCTTCCATTAGTTGTGCAAATACTTGAGGTTCTAAATCACCATATTGAGTTTCTAAAGCACTTAACATATTATATTGTTTATCAGTATCTTTTTCTGTTGATGCTAATTTATAATTATTAATAAATTTTGTTGCCATTGAGTTGGTCATAACTTTTTGTTTCGATGAATGAATGCCAAGTTTATTTTGTTCTTTAATTAATATGTTTGAAAGTTCTAATTGAAGAGCAGTAGTTCTTTCTAAATTTGTCTCACTATCTATTTCCATTACTAAAGATTCAATATTATCATTAGTTGTAATTAAAAATTGAACAGGATCTGAATCTAGTTGTTTATTTCTTTGTTCAAGAATATTATTATAATAACCTTCTATTTCGTTAAATTCTTTTGGAGTATATCTTTCTTTAGCTTCATCTATAATTCCTTGAAAAACTTCGTTTACAATTTTATTGCTTGAAGTTAAAAGTATTTTTTTATTGTCTGCTGTTTCTCTATAAAGAGTTTCTGCTGTTATCATAGCATTTACAGTAGGAGCTTCTAATACTTCAGCTGCTAAATCTAAATTAAAAGGTTCTACATCTTTACCAGCATCTATATTTTGTGTATGAAGTTCCCATTTTTTTTTAACCATAGGTGCTAAAGTTTTTTTAGCTTTTTCTATTAGTTGTACTCTTGAATCATAATTCAACCCTTGAAAATCTTTTTCATTTTTTAGCATTTTTAATGCTTCTTCAGGATATTCAGAGATCATTTTATCTGCTTCTAAAAATTTAATTTCATTAGGTATTCCAGAAATTAATTTTCCTAAAACAGCATTAGATATTTTACCTTTATAATTTGTAACATATAAATCTTCTAAATCTCTTTGCAAAACATTGTAATCAAATCCATCTTCAGTATCGATACCTGTAATTAATAATTTAGATTTTTTTTCAGCAACTAAAGTATCTAAAGCAATTAAAGTATTTCTTTCAACTGCTGTACTTGTTCTAAAAATTCCTTTCTGAACTTCAGATAAAGCATACTGATTAAATAAAGTTTGTGAATTTTTATTACTTGCTAAACTATTAAATTTTTGTATTTTTATATTTGATTGATTTTTAATTAAACTTTGTGCTTGATCTTGATTTTCTAAATTTCCAGCTTGAGTATAAACATCTTGCATCTCTCTAATAAAATCATTTTCTAATCTTAATGCTTCTGTTTTATTTTCAAAATCTTTTTGTTTAATTTGATGTTGTACAAGTTCTTTTGTTACAGGTGCTAAAGCAGAACTTATAGTTTGATTTAAACTCATTTGAATATTAGATTTAACAGATCCAACTTCACCTGTTATTGTTTCTTGAGTTGTGAATGTAGGTATTTTAGGCATTATTTATATGCAAGATCTGATGTAAATAAACTTTTACTTGATCCAGCTCCTTGATTATATGATTGAGTTCCAAATGGTGAATTATTAGACATTGATAATAAACTTGTTCCTGTAGAAGCTATTGTTCCTATCTGTGCAAGTTTAGCTTGTTGTCTAGCCATTTGACCAGATATTCTAGCAAAGTTTGCTTCTTCAATTTTTTTAGATTGAGCAACTTTAGAATTGTATCTCATAATATTTTCTTGCATATATTTCTCTCTAGCAT